CGGTATCAATATTATTTATAAGACTTCTCTTGTTCATTTACCCATTTATTCAAGTCTTTTTTTCTTGCTTGTTCATCATAGGTAGCCTTAGGTAGAGACTTCTTAATTTTATACTCTTTATAACGCTCACACCAACTTACTATTTTGTCTAACATTCTGTATATAATACTATCAAACATATTAAGCTCTAATATACCACATTTTCATCATTTTGTCAACCCTGATACGCAACTAAATTTTTTGTTTAGTTCATCAAAGTTTATGTATTCCACATTCTTACTTTTCCACTCTGGTACTATATTGTTAATATTATCACCACCTCTAATACCTTTAGGATTGACTTTTATAAATTTTACTTTCGGATTTTCTGTTATTAATGTATTCCATTGACTAATCCAGTTTACATCTGGTATGGGTTTGTTTTTTGCGTCACCATAATTTTGTGTTGATTTATACATATTGTTTATAAAGTTATCATTACTTTTTAAATCGTGTCCTATCAAATATAATTCCTCTAAATCTTTATTTTGATTTAAGGCAACCCAACCACTAGTCGCACCACAAGCCCAACCATTATCTTTACCACCTAATTCTTTATATGTGTGTGCCTTATCATTAGGGTTAATCCAACTTACAAAACAACCTGTATGATTAATATTTTTCTTTTCTATTTGTTCACCACCAGCAATTCTTTTGATTATACCAACTTGACCTGAAATTGCTGAACCGTGAAATACAAACTCTTGCCTATCTTCTCTTTTGTTTTCATATATTTTAAAATTTTTTTTAGCAACATCTATTTGTTCTGGTGTTAGATTGGCGTAAACAACCATATCATATGTCATACCTGGTATTGCATTCCAATCTCTAAACCAAGTTTCATTATTGTCACAATATCCACTTTGATATATCTCGTGCATCATTGGTCCGTCTACAGAACACAATACATCTGGTGTAAAGTCTCTATACAAACCATTACAACCATATATTTTTCCGTGTGGTCTTAATTTGATTAGATCAACTGGCGATCTACTTTGTCCATTACCTATACAAAATACTGTTTTAGTCATTAATAAATATCTCTTTCATAATTAATTTACATTCTGTCGCATTAAAGTTTACAAATGGTTTCACTCTGGTAACCTTAAGTGAGATTTCAGGCCATACAACTTTTTCGGTAATCTCTTTATCCCAATTTTTAGTAAAGTTAAGAAAGTGATCCAACACGACCGCGGTCTGGTAACTAATTTTCCTTTGAATAAGTAAACGTAAGACTCTTGGATGCTGTCCATTAGGTACAGAAAACCCATCATCAAAAAGAATATTAAGGCGAGTGAAATCACTATGAATAGTTCCGCAGTCTTGTTTAAAATGGTAGGCAAAAGCCTCTTTACGTTTTTTATAATCCAAGTAAACGTCTCTACCATCATTTGCCAAAAGATTACCAATCCATCTCTTGCTATCTGCAAGAAAGTTAGCAACAAAGAAATCAAGTATATCAGTTTCTGCATATCGTGTACTTAACTTATGAAAAAAGTATCTATCCTTTCTTTTTGTAAATGTGTCAAGTTTTGCATTAACTTTACCGTCATACTTATAATAGTCATAAGTATCTGAGGCAAAATGTAACTTGACTGCCAAGTAAGTTTTATATACATCAAATCCACCATACATATCAAATAGGTAATTTACCTGTTGGTGGTGAGTTTAACATATTTAAATTGAGTGCTTCTACTTCAATTTTTTCTTTTAAAGATTTAGAAACTAAACTAGATATTTGTCCTGTATCTAAATCGTTTTGTTCGCAGTACCATACGGTTGCATCCATATAAGATATTTTTTTATCTTTTACTATACCTTCTATGGTTAAACTAAATTCTTTACTATTCATTTACCACTTTCTTATGATATGTTTTCTAATCTCTTTTACAAAAAACTCTATCTTATCTATATGACCAATTAAAGTATCATCAGTAATATATTTACTTTGATCTTTTAATCTATCGTATTCTTTAAGTGGGATTGTGACCGTTGATTGTTCGTTCTCGTAAGTTAAATCGTGGTCGTGTGTGTCTCTGTCTATGTTATCTGTTGTCATTCACTCCTCCTAATAAAATGGGCGCCTCCACTCTCGCATCAGCGCCCCAAGGTAATGTATTGGATTCAAACCTATGTACACTACTCTTATAATATATCACACCATTCGCTTTTTGTCAACCCTTATATGTTGGGTTTAGGATTAAAATCAAATTGTGTATTTAATTTTACATCAAAAGTTCTGTATAAAATACAACTATATTTTGCGTTAGGTACCATCACTGAAGCCATTGTTTCATCTGTAGATATACCTACCCAATAAGTAACTATGTAAACTATTTTTCCGTCAGGTTGTCCACCTTCTCTACCATAACTCATATTAAGGGGTTGTAATTCTTTTCTTTGTGCATATTCCCAAAGTGTATCATTAGGTATACACACTGCAGGGAAATGTTCCCACCAGTTACCAGGTAAATCTCTTAATGACTTGTCATGCTCATCGGAAAATGATGAGAATGCCATAAACACACCTATGATTAATGATAGAATTAGTTTTTTCATAAGCCCTTTCTATGATAAAATATGGGCTCGTTTATTCTTGCTTGATTTTATCTTTATTCTGCTCTTGATAATATTTATAAAACTCATCAACTGATTTCATCAAAGGCGTCATATAGTCTTTTTTATCTTTGACAAAATTTTGTACTGAACCATCTTCTGAAGCAAGTAATATAACAATTTGATCTATGTTTTTTCCGTATGTCTCCTCATACATTTGTGCGTATGCAGTGGTTTGTAGGAAATAGTTTTCAATCCAACTCTCTTGTCTTTCTTTATTGGCAGTTTTAAAATCTATCACAGATAATTTACCATTGTATTCAGCGATACAATCTACTTGACCAGCAATGGTTAACTTTGGACTATACATAATTGTTTCCAATAAATGTATATTATCTATTTGATCTATGTATGGTCTTAATAGTTTAAATAGACCTAATGGTAATACACCTCGTTCACTTGGTGTTTGACCTTTTAGATATTCTTCTACAAGTAAGTGTGTGGCTTTACCACGTCTTGCGGCTCTACCCATTTCCCAATTGGCAACATCTTCACCAATCTTCTCACGCCAACCTTGTAGTTCTGCTTTCTTTTTGATACCCAATACACTAGTGACAGATGGATATGCCTTTCCGTCTATATCATAGAAACGAAATCCATCTACTTTTTTACCTTTAGTGACTGGAAGTTTTGATTTGTCTAAATCTATAAAATTAAATTTTTTCATATTATATTCACCTTCATATTTTACTACTCATAATATATCATAATATAGGCAATCTGTCAACCCTTAGACTGACCTATACTTCATAAACATATAATTAAGTTCGTTAGGCGTTCAATACTTGTATTCTTCGTATACAGTTCTACCATCTTTCTTATAAGCACGTAATAGTTGTTTTCTATTACCTTCTTTCTTATAAGAGCAATGCACCCAACCTGAATTTGGTTCGTCTGGACCTTTCCAAAACTCCAAAATCATTTGGTCATAATCTAGGTTTTCATTAATCCAAATAACTAACTCTTGGTTAGATACATCAAAGATTTCAAAGTCAGCTGCCTGACCTTTTGCGTGCTGTGAGTTCTTACTAGAACCTATCGCTTCACATAATGCCTCTGACCTATAACCTGAGCTTACTGTAACTACTTTACCAAAATGATCTCTTACTGGTTGTAGCACATTTTCACATAACAATTTTAAATTGTTCATATGATCTTCACTTGGATTATTGTTAATCCCTTTTCTCTCTGCGGTCTGGCTCTTAACCATTTCCTTTAAAGAAAAATTATTGCTTAGTTTCATTTAATTTATCCTTTGCTTGTAGTTTCAACTTTTTAAGAGTACGAACATCTTCCCAAGTTTTGTTTGTTCTGTCTTCACTTCTAACTTGTTCAGCAATGTTGACTTTCTTTTTTAACTCTTTGTGATATTCTTTATAGTTCATATTATCCTCTCGTTAGTTTTAACAACTTTTCTATTTGAGCCTTTATGATTGGACCTCTATTAGGCCAATGAATATATGGCTCATCAGTTTTTTGTAGGTTGTACAAAAATGGTAATATAATTTTTTCAATTTCTTTAAATCTCTTTTGTGTATCTGCATCTTGTACTTCTTTTGTAATAGTGTCTTTCTCTGCAACAATTTGCATTACTTCATTCATCATAGACTTAATTGATGATACATCACTTTTTACTTTAGAGATTTCTAAATTAGTTTGTTGTCCTAAATTTTCTATATCTTTTTTATCTATTGTTGGTTCTGTTTTTGTTGTAGGTGCTGAAGATACTGGCGTCATACCCCAATCTTCGTCAAGGTCAAAACCACGCATATAATCTGGTATATCTTTAGCCATTGTTAATTATCCTTTTACTATGTTTTTTGATTACTTGTTCTGTTTTGATTTGTTTGATAGATTTTTTACCATATCTTTTGGCTAGATTACTACGAGGGTGTGCCTCTGCTATTCTACTTAAATTTTCTTTCCAGCCGCTATCTGTTTTTCCTGTTCTATTACCCACACTACTTACAATATTTAGTCCTTTGATAACCTGCTTAATGTGTTTGTTTTTACTTAAATAACTTTCCATTTCGGAAATAGTCATCATTTCGTCAAACTCTTTTTTAGTACGTTTATTGTAAAATGTATATATTGGCATTAATAAGAATTATAGACCACAAATACAAGTGCCATAATAAAACATACAATCAAAATATGATTGCCTAGATTCCATAAACTACTTCCTACGGTTTCTGGATTTTTTGGGTCTATTATTTTTTTCATTTAATATTCTACCGTAGTTAGGCCAACCAAACTTTTCGTGTGACTCACCTACATAACGCCATCTTATGACGCCTGTATTAGGATTTCTTTCAAATATTTTTTCTTTACTCATTATAATTTTAATAACGATTCTAATTTATCTTCTGCATGTGCTAATTTATCTAACTTTTTTTCTGCAGTATCAACATAATCTATATGTTCAGCAACACCAATAGGTTTATCTAAAAAAGTTTTTAAATCCGTTTTGGCAACTTCTATATCGCCTTCAAGTTTTTTAATTAATGCTTCTTTAATCATTTTTTTTATCCTCTCGTAATCCGTCCCATAACATTTTTTTCTCGTCAAAGGTAAACGGTCGTATCATATTTAGTCCGTTATCTTTTCTTTCTTTAGTTTGTCTTTTAGATTCTTCTAAAGACATTTTTTCTATTTCTTCATATTCCATTTTGTAGAGCCTCTGTCCACCATTGTGGAATTGTTGCTGGTGCTTTCCAAGTAGCAAATCTTTGTTTCTTCATCACATAATATTTACGATAACTACCTACAACATCACCAGGTATCTTACATTCATCTGGCATTGCTGGGGTCGCATCATAACCTATCTTTTTTAGATTTGCATTCTTTGGTGGGTTCTTCAACAAGTCACCTAACTTTGTAATTGTTAAATGTTGTTTACCATATCTCTTTGTATATTCTAAACCAAGTGCCATCATATGGTTGTATAACCACATATAGTTATATGCACTATCCATAACCCAAATACAACTAGGGTGTTTTAACCAACCCGCACCATAAAGTATGGCGTCCATATTAGAGTTAGGGTGTTTGTATGTAGTTCTCTTTCTACCAGTAGCAGATTTACCTACTACCATTTCACCGTCTTGTACTCTATGCGCAGTACATAACATTTGTGCTGATTCTAATATCATCTTTACAACGTGTTTGTCGCAAGAGTATTGTGCTGCCTTTAC